GTTTATAAGAATTGCATAATTTGTTTATATTATGTATATTCGTTAAAAATTAATTAAGAAACTATGTATAAAATCAAACAAATGACAAGTCCAGCAAGTGGAAACCCTGTCGCAAATCAATTTAAAATTTACACCCCTAAAGGCGTTTATTTTCAATCCTACGATAGTATAATTGCTCTTGTAGATAATAAGCGTAATATTATTTTAGATGAATATTATCACGACTATTCAAGAACGACAAGCAAATATCTAACAAAATTTTTAGGCTTGAACACACAAGAGAGAAAAAACCAAATAAAGAACAAAAAAATAAAACTAAAAAACTTAAATAAATAACTATGAAATACTTAACAGAGAAACAAATTGTTGATTATGCGAAGTGGGTCTATAACGAATGTGATGACCCAATTTCTGAGATAGAATGGTTAGTGCAACAAATACTTGACACTAAAAATAATAAAACAGAAATCATAAAAGATTTTACCGAAAGTGTAAACTTAAATAATAACTAAAATGATGAACTTAAATAAAATTGAAAAACGACTCCAGCTACACGCTGAAACAGAAATTAAAGAAATTGTAGAAAATTTTATGAATGACATTGACACTAATTTATTAGACAAATATGGGGGTGCAAGTGATTATGTACATTTAAAACTTAATGACTCTGTGTATTCTCAAAGTATTCAAAAATTTGAAACAATGTTAATCTGTATGTTGAAAAAAAGACATTTAGAGGCAATGGTAGAGGTAAAATCAAAAGAATTAATCAAAAAACTAGATTTAATATGAAAGAAAAAAGAATAGATCAAAAACTAAAAGTTACCAGCATAAGGTACTTTGAAACTCGAAGGGGTTTGGGTTATGAATGCAAAACCAATTACAAAAGTGTTGTCATTTGGAATGACGGCAATGGTGGTGGGACGTTCATTGAGCCTAATAAAGGTATATTTCCGTTCAGAGATTTGACCGATTCCCAGCTGGAAAATCTAATTGACAACTACGAATTTAATAATAAAAAATTTAAAACTATATAATATGAAAAACAATTTTCAACTAAAAGCAACAAGAGTTTCTGATTTTGATATGGTAGGCGATGAACATTATGGGGATGTACCTTATGGAGTTTGTTTAGATGTATATTGTCAATGTGGAGAATTTTTAGAATGTGGGACGGATTGGTCTTATTTTAAAACCGAAAAAGAAGCAGAGGATTTCTGCGAAGAATTTAATAATAAAAACTTTAAAACTATATAATATGGCAAATCATTGTTGGAATTGGATACAATTCTCAGGAAAAGGAAAAAAGGGGTGTAAATCTCTTAACAAATTAGTTGATAGGTTGAAAACCTATGAAGAAACAGATTATTTAGCAGAATGGGGAGATTATATACTCGACAAGGGTAAGATAGGAGATTCTATTGAAATTTTAAACAAAAGGCACGACAATGATTGTGGATATGTATATGGCTCAAGGTGGTTTGATTTCAATATTGATGACGATATACAAGGAGAACACCCTATCATTACAATATTAGGGGATTCTGCTTGGTCGCCTATGTGTCCACTTGTGGGAGAGATATGTAAGCATTACGGCTTAAGCGGAGAAATTGAATATGAAGAGCCAGGATGCGACTTTGCTGGTCGCCAAGCGTTTAATGATAAAGGCATACTAATTGAAAATATAGATGTAACCTATCACGAATGGCGTTACATAGACGATAGAAGATATTGGTTTGAAGATGTGCGTTATGGCTACGAGGGTTGTGATGATGAAGATTGCACCATAGAGCAATTAACAAAGGATCATTCCTACGCTTCTGAATCAGACATTAAAGAACTAAGAGAATTAATACTTGATATGAACGCTGAAACCTTAAAAGAACAACAAAATGAATCATAAATTATCCAATCAACAATTTGTATCTCTTGTAGATTTCAAAGATGCAAGAATCGAAGCACTAATTAGGGAGAATGATAAAATTAAAAAAGAAAATGCTAAGCTAAAAGCATTTGTTAAAAAAAGTAACGGCTCGTTAGAATGGTGGTCGCTTTACGGAGCGTGTGTGTCCACTAACAAACCTAATGCTGATAATTTTGCATGTCAATATGCAGACGAACAAATGGGTTTATTGACTGATAATGGATTAAGTGCTGAGGAAGTGAGGGAATACTATTTAAATTCTGGCTTTCCAGAATACGAGGAAGAGCCTTATACATCTTACACAAATGCAGATTGGATAGAATGTGCTAACGAAAATGATTTGGAAAGATGAATATTAACGAAAGAGAACGTAGAAAAGTGATTATAAGCACAATTCTGCACTTAAAATCTAAAGTCAAACAAACTCCTTCAATAATTAAACAGATTAAGGAGTTACAACAAAAATTATAAAATGGGATATAGAAGTGAAGTATTTATTGGCGTACCAGCCGACAGAAAGCAAGAGCTGGAAGAGTTAATTGATGGTATGTTGCAGTTAGAAAAAGAAAACAAAGATATAGCCATCTATTATGGAGATTGGCTTAAATGGTACAAAGGCAACTATAAAGAGGTAGATCAAATTATTGATTTGATTGAGAACTTAGTAGCTATCGAGGATGATGCATTTATTGTGGCTCTTGGCGAAGATGGGGCAATACATAGCGCTGTGGGAGATTACGAGGAGTGGGTAGATATTCGTTTGGAAATAAATATAGATATATGAAAATAATTAAAGAAAAGAAAATCAAACTAAAAACCTATGTTGTTGAATATTGGTTTTTAGTATTTATTGACGGCGAAGATATGGGTTATGATTTTGAGCAAGTTGAAGTTAATGCTATTAGCTCATCATCTGCTATCAGAAAGGTAAAAGACAATCTACAACAAGATTTCCCCCACACTTTAAATGCAAAAAATTTTAAAGTTATTAGGTATTTCCGTAATTAATTACTAAGTTTACAAACTAAAATTAAATAAAATATAATAAAGTTATGTACTACAATCTATTAAATCATCTTAATCAAAAACCCAGCGAATTAGAGCTAATTCATATGGAAAAATGCACTTTAATTATTAACCAAAGCCACCAAGAGAATGAGTAAATACGAAAAAAACCTTAAAGGGTGTGCTTGGGCGGGGATATTTTTAATATCTCTTTTTTTTGCACATTTAGTTTATGAATTTATATTGTGGTTGTTATGATGGATTGGAAAGAAAACAATACGGGAGGTATTGTATTTGTGGAAACACCTGAATATTATAACGGGGACAATAACTATACTGCTCGTGAAGTTGTAGAAAACTTTGATCTTAATTATAACTTAGGAACTGCTTGTACTTACATTTTAAGAGCGTACCGAAAGCACTCATCTCCAAACGAAGACTTACAGAAAGCAATTAATCACTTACAATTTGAATTAAATAAACTAAACAAGAAATGAAAAAAGAAATATTCGATAGCTACGCAAAAAAAGTAGCCAAACAATTTCACCTAACTTTAGATGAAATGTTCACAACAACAAGGCGTAGAGATGTGGTAGATGCCAGGCAGATGCTTTATTATCTTTGTATGGAAAGGCCAATAAGAATTTCCTATATAAAAAGATTTTTAGAGCAATATGGCTTTAGCGTTACGCATTCGACTATAATTCATGGATACAACAAAGCGAAAGAATTAATCCAGCAAGACATAGATGTAAAAGAACTTGTTTCTGAACTCCTTAATAATGATTAAAAAAAAATTTTCTTTAAACGAAATATTTAATCAAGCAATCAACAAGACTAATGCAGTTGTTACCAATATGCCCCTTGGCATAAATGCTATATACTTAGGTATTAAGATTCAAAAGTTTGAAGATCAAATTCAAATATTAGATTTAAATAAAGGCGGAAGCTACTATAAGTTAATTGACCCAGCTCATTATCAAGTTTTTTATGATTATGGCTGGAAAATTGGTTGTTTGAGAATGGCTATCTATAATTGTGTTTACAAGCTAGAGCTGGTTGAAGAAAGAATAAAAACTGAAGTCAATACTAGAAAAAATGACAAGCATATACAGAATTTAAAAAACAAAAGAGAAAAACTTTTACAAAAACATTACGCATACAATAAAAAATTAAATCAAATACAAAAACAAAATGAAAAACTACTTTGAAGAATTGGCAAAAGTCAATGTTAAGGACAAAATCGAAAAAAAAGGAAACTTTAATTATTTGTCTTGGGCAAACGCCTGGGCAATGATTAAAATGAAATACCCAAATACTCAGCGAATAGTTTATGAATCAGAGCATACGGGTTTAAATTTTTTTACTGACGGCACTACTGCATATGTTAAGGTTGGGGTAACTGTGAATGGAATTGAGCATATTGATTATTTACCGATTATGGACTATAGAAACAAAAGCATAACTATTGATAAGATTACGTCTATGGACGTAAACACTGCAATACAAAGATCTACTGCTAAGGCAGTTGCTATGCATGGTTTAGGCTTATCTCTATGGGTAGGAGAGGATATAACACAAGTCATCACGCCCAGCGCTCCAATCATTAAAAAAACCAGCACTACATATACTTTAAAAATAGGAGATGATAATTGGACAAAAGTATTGACTTATGTTTCTAAAAACAAAAAAATAGGTTTAGAGCAAATTGTCAAAAACCTATCTACAAAATACAAAGTAACTAAATCGGTTAAGGATGCTATTAATAAAAAAATAAATGAGTAAAGATATTTTAGATAAATTAAAGGATGATAAAAATTATTATGGAGATTTTGGTAAACAATTCTTATCTAATTCGGACATAATAAAGCTACTAAAAGACCCATCGTCTTTTAGACAACCACAAGAACAGACAAAGCCAATGCTTGAGGGGAGATATTTTCACACAAAAATGCTTGAGCCTGACAAATTAGATGAGTTTACAATTTTAGATGTATCTTCAAGAACTACAAAGATTTTTAAAGAACTTGATGAAGACGTAAAACCTAATGTATTACTACAAAAAGAAAAAGATCATTTAGATTTTTTAGTAAACAAGATGTCATCAAATATGGAGTTGTGTGATTTAATTTACGCAGAAAACAATGAGTTTGAAGTTCCAGGACTTTGTGAAATTATGAGCGAAAAATGGAAAGGTAAAGCTGATATTATAAATAAAGTTGATGATTTAATTATTGACATCAAAACAAGTTCTGATATCGATAAATTTTTGTACAGTGCAAAATCATATAATTATGATTCACAAGCATATATATACCAGCGTATGTTTAATAGACCCTTAATTTTTATAGTAATAGATAAACGCAACGGAAGATTAAAAATAGCAGACTGCTCTCCTTCATTTATTGAGTCGGGTAAAGAAAAAGTTGAAAAAGCGATTGATGTTTATCATAAATTTTTTAGTGATGAAAAAACTGAAGACATTAATTCTTACATTTTTAAAGAAACATTATAGCTTAGCTAATAATCAAAAAAATTTATGGATGCAAGTTCCAAGCATCTGTAAAACTAGGCGTGATAAAGATGAAATTATCATGACTATGATTGAACATTTGGAGCAAAACATTAAAATAAAGTAACTATGAGTAATTACGAAACAAAGCCTGGGAGTTTTTCATTATTTAAAAACGAAAACAAAAATGATGATAACAACCAGCCACACTACAAAGGAAATGGGAAAGACATTAATGGAAATGACTTTCAAGTTTCTGCGTGGTTGACTACAAGTAAAAATGGTGTAAAGTATTTCTCTTGTAAAATGCAAGAGCCATACAATAACGAAAACAAAGCACCAGCAAAAACAAACGATCCTGTCTCCGTTGATAGTAAAGAGGACACCGGTTTACCGTTTTAACCACCCAACCTGAAGTTATTGAAAGGGAGTCATTGCTCCCTTTCTTTAGCTTTTTTTTTGTGTCAAATGACGATTAATATACTATATTAGTCAAGGCATAGCAATATGCTTCAATTATTTTTTATTTATATATATATTCTATTATATTATTGACATTATCGACATAATAATATATAAATAACTAATTATCAGTAAATTATATTTAATAAAATCAACATTAAATCAACATAAAATGGACATAACCATATTCCAGGATATAAAAAAAACATCCCAACCTTTCTATAGAAGTGTAAACCTAGTGCTTAAAAGAATACAAGATGGGGCATCTAAAGATATAGTTAAAAAAATTAGAGCAGAAAAAGATAAGAGCAATAGAAACATATTAAAGCAAAAACTTCCAGCCATTTGCTTCAGCGGTAAATTTACCAAAAGGAGCGATAAAGCTATTAAAGAGCATAGCGGATTAATTTGTTTAGATTTTGATGGTTACAAAACTAATCGTGATATGTTGCAAGAAAAAGAAAAACTATCAAAGGATAAGTTTATTTATTCTGTATTTATATCTCCCAGCGGTAATGGTCTTAAGGCCTTGGTTAAAATACCTACTTCAACTGAAAATCATAAAAATTATTTTCTCAGCCTTCAAACTTATTTTAATAGCGAATACTTTGATAAGACTTGCAAAAACATATCAAGAGTTTGCTATGAATCATATGACCCCTTAATTTATGTTAACGCTCAGTCGAGTTTATGGGATAAAATTCAAGAGCAAGAGTTTACTGAGGTTACAAAGCACTCAGACATACCTACTATTCCCGTAACGGATGAAAACAAAATAGTAGATATTTTAGTTAAATGGTGGCAAAAAAAATACCCAATGATGGAGGGAGAGCGAAATAATAATGTTTATGTTTTAGCATCTGCATTTAATGATTTTGGTATTAATCAATCTTTAGCTGAATTTGTTTTAGGTAATTACCAAACTAAGTCATTTAATCAAACAGAAATAAAAAGAACTATACAATCAGCATACGCTCAAAAGCAAAACTTTGGCACGAAATACTATGAAGATGCTGATAGAGTCAATAACATAAAGATTAAATTAAAACGAGGCGTACCAAAAAAAGAAATTAGATCTCAATTAGTCGAGTCAGATATTGAGGTCAGCACAGTTGACAATGTATTGGCTCGTTTAGATGAAGAGAATGCCAATAATCAATTTTGGACTAAAAACGATAAAGGTGTAATAAAAATTGTACATATTTTATTTAAGCAGTTTTTAGAAGAAAACGGATTCTACAAATTTAATCCTGAAGGAAGTAAAAATTATGTGTTTGTAAAAGTAACCAACAACCTTATTGACCATACTTCTGAAAAAGAAATAAAAGATTTTATTTTAAACTATCTTTTAGAAATAGACGACTTAAGTGTTTACAATTATTTTGCTGAACATACTAGGTATTTCAGAGAGGAGTTTTTAACACTTTTATCATCAATCGCA